AGGCTGTATAACTACTCCCTGCTTTTTGGATAACTCCGTTTAGCGACACAAGTAAATGATTCGCTGATTCTGGTACGAAAGCTGTTGAATCTAATGTTAAACTATAGCTTGCTGTTGCTGATGCTGTAAGATTGTCCAGCATATTATAAGCACCTACTTGTGATTCTTTACCTATAAATGGCATAAAACTTTATTCCTTTGGGTAGGCATCTTTTACTGCCTTTATTGATTTTGCCCATTCGCCTGTCGCATCTAATTTTCCTGCTAACATATCTTTATATAATAAATCTAGTTGGTCGCCAATGCTACCATAAGAGTTTTTACGTTCAATACGGATTCCTGCATTATTATATTCTTTAGTTGCATTTGTTGATAATGCATCTAATTCACTATCAGTAGGTCTATCTAATTCTGATACATTCCAAGTATGAATATAATCACCTGATCCCTCGTTTCTTAATTGAATATTAGTAAACTCTGATTCTGTTTTACCATTTGCCTCTAAATATAATTTTACTTTGTAATATAAGTTATCCACTAAGACTCCATGCCTGTTATTCTGAATCCCTCAAACCTTGTATAATCATCATTTGAGTCGGTTGTTCTACTTTGTCCGTAGTTATGAAAAACATAAGCCTCAAAATAATCGTCTGTATCAGCAGTTACTATTCCACTACAACTAACCACTGAAGATATTTGTATATTACCCCCTGCAACATGACGCTCTGCTAACTCTTTGTTGCCATTTTTAAAAATTGCAACGTCCATATATTCGCCTGCACCATTCGCATAGTACAATAAAACACTAGCTTTTATAAAATATTTTCCTGCTACTGCTGGGGTAAATTTATGTGATGCAAATGTTCCGTCAGAATCAAAAACCTCAGTTCCCCACTCTAGTTTTGTCTCTGTGCTATTGTTAATAGTTTGATTTCCACTTTGTTTTACATGAAAAGCAGGCGTGTTAGATATATGTTTTATATCTAATCTTTTTAAAGTTCCTGCATCTGATAAAACTATTTCATCTGTCGATGCAGGTTGTACTGCTAATTCTGTTGCACCAGTTATACTCGTTACATCAAAACCTCCACCTACATGACTCGCATCAATTCTTTTTAATGTGCCACCATCTGAAATTAAAAATTCGTCTGTGTCTGCTGGTGATTCAGCTAATGCAGTAAAACCAGATATCGCTGTATCGCCAATGTGATCGCTATTAATAATATCGTTAGCGATATCAGAACTTGTTAAAGGTGCTTTTGTTGGTTGTTTGCCTATAAAACCCATTTATGTTCCTATGTTATCTCTAATATACTTAAAGTTGCGTCTATCTTTGCAGAAACTGAACAATCTATTTTCATTATATCAGTTGTTTGCATTACATATTTACCACCAGATAAAACTTCTAATGAACTTCCTGCTGGAATCTGTACATCTTTGATTAATAAAACTGTTTCATTTGTTTCTGTGTCGCTTGTATCTGAAACTAATTGTACATCAGCAGTGGCGGAAGTTGTATGAATATTACAAAGTGTTAATCCAATAACAACTGTAGTAGTAGATGAAGGTACTGTATAAAGTGTTAAGGGAGTTCCTGCACTTGCTGGCATAGCTCCGTTTGTCTTTACCTTAAAAGTATTAGCCATGTTTTACTCCTATCCTAACGCAATCGCTAATGGCAAAGCATTTGGGTCAGTTTCAGAAATAGTTCCTGTTACCGACATTGTGCTTGTCAAAGCATTACTTGAAATATTTAATTGTAGAATTTCAACATTATCTGTTCCGTCATTCATCTTTAATTTTAAAACTCCACTTGTTGCTGTGTCAACCCAAAGTGTGCCTGCGGTAGCTGAACCCGGTGCTGAACTTCCACTATGTGAAGAATTAATCGCCGATAATATGTTGTTTAATTCCGTGCGGAACGCACTGAATCCTTGGTTTGCTAAACTTACATCACTTACTTGTGCCATATCTAATCTATATCCTTTTCTGTTTAACTTTGCAACCCATAACCTTTAGCAATATAATCAAAAGTACGATCAACTGCTGAGCCACTTGAATTTACAAATGCAATAGTAAAACCATTAACAGTTTTTGATGAAATTGTAAATGTATCTCCTGTTGCCATATTTTGAGCTGCAATACCTATCGCAGGAACTGCATAGAACGGATTTGTATATGTTATTGTTCTAGTTCCTGATGAAGTTGTTAAATCATTTTGTGCAAATGTTCTTTCCTCCATGTTAAGTTTTATAGTCATAGTTTTTACATTACTAGATGTTTGATCATCATCATTAGTAAGTTTTAATCTAAATTTTGCAAACTTAAATTTAAATGTAGCTGATTGTGTTATATCTACAAATGTCGTGCAATTAGCAAGACTAGATGTTGATGTTGCGACTTGAACTCTATGAAAAGCATGTATTTGCTCAGTACCGTCAAACGGTGCCTTAGCTGAGTCAAAAAATAATGCACCTCTACCACTATCAAATAAATCATATGGATTTTCTGCATCAAGTGTAATTGTTGGCTCAATATTTCCGTCATAGATTTGAGCTAATGATAAACTGTTAGTAAAATTGTAAAAACCTTTTGCATCTCTATTAGAATTATTAAAACTAGGATTTGATGTTGTATCAGTTCCTCCTAATTCAAAATCGCCACTAGGACTATCAAAGTTTCCAACAGTATCATCAAAATTAGTAACAGTATCTAAAGTTAATACAGTATCGCCTGATGCATCTATTTTTACTGCTAAAGGTAAACTTGCGTCCATATTATCTGCCGCAGTAAATATATCTGGAGTTTCTGTAAATGTTGATATTGTTTGATAAGCTTGAATATCAGAAATATTTGTTGTGACTATTGTAGCTTCAGCAGAAGTATTTCCGTTCTTGTCGACTGCCTTAATTAAGTATGATCCGGTGCGTGCAGGAACGACTGCATTATCACATTTTCTTCTCGGACATCTTACTAAATTTGTCGAATTAAGCCACTTTGCGCCTGTTGTTACATTTTGATACCTAATTTCATAAAAAGAAATATCTAAGTCACTATTTTTGCTTGGTGGCGTCCATGTAAGCTTCATGTGATTTTGTCCATGCATTTCTACTGCGAAATCTTCTACATTACTAGGAGCTTCAACTCCTCCGACTATAGTTCTAGTTGTTGATATAAATGTTGATTTACTACCAATAGTATTTACAGCTCTAACTCTTACTTGATACTCTGCTCCGTCAATAACATTTAAGTGTTGATATTCTAATATTTTACCAACTGCTATTTCTCTAAATGAATCAGTAACAGTCGCACCGTTTTGATCTTTTGTTTGTTTGATTTGAACTTCATAATTATCAACAAAACTATCTGGCGAAACTCCTATTGTTATCAATAATCTTGTTATTACAATTCCGTCCGCATATTCAATCAATTCATCATCAAGACTAATACTTGCAGGAGGACTTACAGAAAAAGGATTTGGTAAAGTCGTACTAGGTATAGAAGCTACTTCTTGTTGAGTTCCGAAAGTATAGAATGAATCTTGATGTTCTGAACATTGCAAACTTACTGTATGATCAGCATTCAAAGTAAGACCTTGAACTCTAAAAGCTTTTGCTGAAAATCCTGGCGTTGCATGAGTAACATTAACAATATCGCCTATCGACAAATCAAGAGCTGTTGCATCTGCTTTTATTGATATATCTAAACTTGATCTTGATCTACGAAGAATTATTTCTGCCATTTCTTGAGCTTGATAAGGACTCGTCAACATAGAAAAATCAAATCTACCTTCTAATAATAAACCACCGTCTGCTGTTTTCATTGTAGCATGTTGATCAGCACTCGCTAATCCTGTTTCATCTACAGGCGGAAATTGTGCAGTATCTGATTGATAATTTTTATCTGGATTAATAAAGTTAACTATAACTCTGTTATATCTTGAATTTTTATTTTTACTTGAAACTGTAATACCATTTAGAATATTATCTTCTGTAAGAGTGATTGAAGCAGAACCTGATGTTTCAACTAGGATTTTATATTTACCTGCACTAAAATTTAAATAAGCTCTAGAGCCACGAATAAAATCTTTAACATTATCAATAGCTTTTTTTGATGTATCAACAACAGTATGACTATCCATTAAATCAATAGTACTAGCACCAGAATATGGGGTAATATCTGTATCGCAAACATCACCAGCAGTTTGCCAATCTGCAAAATTAGAATCAAAGTAACTATTAGGAATACCCATTCCAAATCTTGTGTCTCGTAAATAATCTAATAATTGATAAATAGGATTATCAGAATATTCCCATGTAGTTGAATCGTCTTTTCTATGACTTCCACTACCTCCTGTAACAGTAGAATCTAAATTAGGATTATAAACTTTTTTACCTTGAACAACTGCATTGACTGTAGGCAAAGAACCAAACTTATCAGCATTCCATTTAAACTTTATTGCTAAATATGCTAATCCTCTAAGTCTATGATTTGAAGTCCATGATGATAATGTACTTAGTAATGATGAAGCATTTTGACTATCTGTACCGAAATGTGGCTCACAAGTTATTAAACTTTCTGAATTAGTAGAATCATAAAAATTTGAATCACTACTCGCTACTGTGATTTGTGTATTATCAGCTATATCGCCTGACCAACTAACTTGACTATCATTTATAAATATTGAACTAATATCATTTATTTCGCCTTCACTTAATACGATAGCCATATATAAAAATTCATTATCAGTTCCTGATGTTTCTAAAAAAACTACATTACCACCGACTTTTCTTGTTCCATAGACAATAGGTATATGAGCATTAGAACTAAATTTATTTACTAAAACGCCTC